CACCCGGTCGCTCGTGTCCTGATAGGCGTCAATCTGGATGCTGCCGATTCTCAACTGCGGGTCCTTCCTCGCGGCGAGGATCGTTTTTGCCTGATTTAGCATTGAGGTGTCCCCGTCTGCTACCAGCCCGGTGCGGCTCACGTTCCTCTGGAAGAACGATGCGATTGAAGTTGCATCGGTGACGTTCTGGGCTGTGCCGCCGATGCGCTGAACGGTCACATCGTTGGCGAGGACGATGTCGTCGATGTCGAACTCTACTTCTTCGTAGTAGATGTCCGACCCGGTGTCGGCGAACACGGTCGGGGACTGGGCGTGGGCGGTGATTATGGCGTCCCGGTCCATGAACCTGAGCACCCCGTTGACCTTCGTGAAGAACGCCCCGAACTCGGTGTCCACGACCGTCTGGCAGGCGGTCAGGACGTCGCGTGTCGTGCCGGGGTCGGCCTGACAGGTCGTCTGCCCGGCAGAGAAGTCGCGTGACGACGACGGCCAACTGATTTCGTCGAGGATCTCCCCGATGCGGGTGCCGGTCAGGTCGCCGCTGCTGGCCCCGGTCACCGTGGAGACATTCGTCAGGTTGAGCAGTCGGAAGGCATCCAAGGCGGTGATGGTCACGAACGCGGCTTCCTCGCCTACCGCGTATTTGTAGTCCCATTCTTCGATGAAGCCACTGAAGATCACATATACGACCGAGGAGTATTCGGCGGTGATCTGGAGTTGCCGCATCGGCAGGATCTCGTCGGCGTAGGTGCCGTTGTCCGGGTCCAGCAGTCCCGTCAGGTCCGACAAAACGATCGTTGCCGAACCAGCATCATGGCGGTCCAGAATCCTGTCCCTGCCTCTACGCACCACCACGCTGTTGAGCATGGACGTAACATCGACCGGAGTCGAATCCGCATCGGACAGAACACCTGTTCCCAGCGGTGAGCCGACATCGCCCAGCACAAGGTTCGGGCCGAAAGCCGGGGAGGTCTGGAACCGGATCGTCGCCTTGACCGTCGCTGCGGCAGCCATTACAGGACCACGGCCTTGCCGGACTGCTGCGCCCGGAGCAGACCCTTGCGGATCGCCTCCACAAGGTCGCGTTCCGACGACACGGACCCTTCGACGTTGACGACGACGTTGACCCCGCCGCCCCGTGGGGAGATCGTCTCCCCCGCGTGGACGTTGACCAGTCCGGCGCTCTGCACGAAGCCGCCCGCAGCAGCCGACGGGAAACCACCGCCACGGCTTCCCGGCCCTCCGATGCTTCCGTAGTTGCTCGGCGTAGCAACCTTCGGCATATACACCGGCATCTCCGGGATGTCGTAGGCGCTTATGTTTCCGAGGAACTTTTCCAACGCCGCCGCTTCCTGAATGCCAAGGATCGCATCGGCAGCGTCATCTACCGTCTTGTCTATTAGTGCGTCGAAGGCGTCGCCATCGAGCAGAGCACCACCCGGTTCGACCACCGCGTCCACAACGTCGTCCACCGCGTCCACAACGTCTATCACCGCTTCCACGACATCGTCTATTGCGTCCACGATGCCCGGCTGAAAGCCGCCGCCGCCGCCATCGCCACCGCCGCCGGAAGGCTGACCCGTCAGCGGAGGCACGTTTGGAACCTGAATCGGGTTGATGCGAGTCCCGTTGAGGATCGCCATCTCCCGAACCAGCGCGGCGATCGCATCCTTGAATCCATCGACGGCGCTCTTGGCTGAAGCAATCTGAGGCTCCAGCACCGCCAAGGTGGCGCGCATCGTGTCGAACTGCGGGTAGGCACCACGGGCTGCCGCTGACATGACGATCATCTCGGCTGCCAACGCCGGGGAGATCGCCGTCATCCGGTCGATGGCGTCGTTCACCTTGTCGCCCGCTTCGGCCAAGGCAATCTCAGCGTCCCGGACCCCGTACTGGGAAGCGACCAGATCCCAGTTGGCGACCTCCAACTCCTTGTTCAGCCGAGCCAGTTCGGCGTCGATGAAAGTCTGATCGACCTTCATCTTGTTGGCTTCGTCGCGGGCCTCAGTTTCAGCCTTGGTGACCTCAGCCAACTTTTCTTCCAGCGAGATCAGTTCGGCGTCGATCTCGGCTACCGCTTCGGAAGTGCGCGCTGCCGTGTCCTCGGCCTTGGCCTTGTCTTCGGTAGCCACCGTCAACTTGTCACGGGCGACCGTCAACTCCAGCCCGATTCGCTTGGCTTCCTTCTCCATCCGGGCAAGGTCTTGAGTGGCCCGCTCCAACTGGTCGATCGGACGGCGCGCATCCTTGACGGCCTTCGTGTAGTCGTCCTGTGCTTCGATCAGGTCGAGGGTCGTTGCCTCGCCCGCCTCGAACGCCGCCTGCGTGTCCTCCATTTCGTCGCGGAGTTTGATCAGGTTCTTCGCCTGCTTGGCGCTGATGTTGGCCTGCGCCGCGTCGGCTGCCGACACGATCCCCAAGTCGATGAGCGCCTGCTCCACCTCGGTGATCGCTGCCTGCTCGGCCTTGAGCGAATCGACCAGACCACGCTGGGCGTCCAACGCCCCTTCGCTCAGTTCAGCCTGCCTGTCCTCCAACTCAGCCACCTGAGCGGTGATGTCAAAGTAGGCAAGCCGTTGCTCGTTGAGTTCTCGTGTCAGGCCACGCTGGAACTCGCCTTCCTTGGCGAGCAGATCCAACTTGCGGGCACCGGCGTCCAAGATCTGGTCGTTGAGGTCGTCCATCTCGTCGGCCAAGTCCTGAACAACGGCCTCCTGTTGCTCCCACGCCCTCGTCGCTTCTTCAATCGCGTCACCTTCACCGGCTGTGACGAGGGCGATCTCATCGACAAGGCCCTGCTGTGTTTCGATCGCGTCGTTCAGGTCGTTCTGCGCCTGCCACATGCCCCGCAGGGCGTCGAACCCCTCGCGCTCCGCTGCCGCCCGGTCCTTCAAGGCTTGGACAGGTTTCTTCGCCGCCTCAGCCTGAGCCTCCAGAGCCGCTAGGTGAGCCTCGGCGTTCTCCAGCGCCTCCTCCTGCACATAGATGTTGGCTTGGAGGGCGTCCTTCTGGTCCTGTAGCGCACGCTCGGCATCCCGGATCAGTTGTTCCTGTCTGGCCTCCTCAGCGGCAATCGCCCTCGCCGCGTTGAGTTGCTCCTCCCTGCGGAGCACCATCTGGCCTTCCCAATGTGCAGCGCGTGACATGCGACCTTCGGCGTCCTCGCCACCGGCGAACTGCAACATCGCCCGGTCGGCGGTCGCCGCTTCCGCTGACAGGGCAGCGAGTTCACTGGTTGTCAATGCGACCTTTTCGGCGACGTCCTCCATCCCTTCGCCCAACGCTTCGGTGGAAGTGAGCAGGTCTGCTGAAGCAGAATCCAGTTCGACGTACTGCCCGTAGTTGTTGGCAACTGCCTCAGCCTCAGCCTTGGCCGCTTCGGTCGCTGCCTTCGTCGCGTCGATAGCGAGCGTCGCAGCCTTGACGTACTCCTCGTTCGCCTCCAAGCGTTCGATCTCGGCAACCGTGTCCTTGTCGAGGGCTTTGACATAAGCGATTACGTTGTCAGTGTCGTCCAACCACGACTTCGCCAGTTTCTTGTTCTCCTTAGCGAGATTGACATGGGCGTCGGCTGTCGCGTCCATCGACCGCAACAGTTCCTTGAGTTGCTCCCCGGAGAGTTCCCTCGCCCGGATCGCCTCGATTATCGCCTCGCGTTCCTCGCCGATGAACACCGTTGAGTCCCGGATCGCCTTGACGTTCTCCTCTTCCAATCCGATCGTCTTGTTGATCGAAAAGGCCAGTTCCTCGTAGTCCTGCTTCCCCTGACTCATCATCGCGTTGTGATGATCCATTGCAGTGACGTAATCGTTGAACGCCCCCCGGACATCCCGGTTGACGACCTCGGCGAGCAGCACGCCCGCGAGGTCCAGTTCACCGAACCCGGCAGCCAAACCGTTCGCTGCATCGTTGGCTTCGGCCGAGGCTTCATTCAGGGCGTCGAGTTGGTCTTTCAGACCTTCGATCTCCCCCCTGAACGTCCCGGCACGGTCCTCCGCTTTGACCCATGCCTCGCGCAGCGTGTCAGTCCGTTCCTGTGCTTCCTTGGCCCGGTCACTGAAGTTCTTCCAGACGGCGAACACCGCCGCACCGACCGCGACGATTGCTGCGAGCGGAACAAGGATCGCTGACAGGGAAAGCGTTGCTCCAGCAGCGACGATCCCCAAACTGGTCAGCCCGGTCGTGACGGAACCGATCACCATCAGCAGCGGACCTGCGGCAGCAACAACCACACCAAATATGACGATCGCTGTCTGCACCGGACCGGGTAAAGACCCGAACGCCTCGGCTATCTTCCCCACCCACTCAGCAACCTTCTGAAGCATTGGCACGACTACCGGCAGGACTGCCGCCCCCAATGTGATCATCGACGCCTTCATTCCGGCCATCGCCTGACTCATCTTGAACTGGGCGGTCTTCTGGACACCGAGGAACGCCTCGTCCAACTTGCCCGTCGAGTCCGCTAGTTGGTCGAACACCTCACGGGCCGCGCCGGTCGCCACCCCGGTCAACTGGAGCGCACCGTTGAGGCCACGGATGTCCTCGAACACATTGGACATCTCCAACCCGTTCGCCTCCAACTTCTCCCGCAGCCCCTGCAACGCACCGAGCAGGTCCGTCGAGGCCGCAGCCCGCAGTTCGTGCAGGTCGACGCCGATCTCCTCCAACACCTTCTTCGCCTGCTGCGACGGCTTGAGAAACGACTTCATCACGCCGCCCAACTGGGTGGCCGACATCGCCGCATCACCGGACGCCCGTGTCAGGAACGCCAGCCCGCCACCGACCTGATCAAACGAGATCCCCAACTCGGCAGCCATCGGGATCAGGCGACCGAACTGTGGTGCGAGGTCCGCAGCGGACGCCTTGCCCTGCTCCACCGTCTTGGCGAGGACATCGGTTGCGTAGGCGGCACCCTCGGCTGACATGCCGTAGCCGTTCATCGCGTTTGTCACAGCATCCGCGACGACAACCGTGTCACCGAGGCCGACTGCGGCGGCTTTGGCCGAATACTCCAGAGCAGCCGTCGCCGAGGCGGCATCCAGACCCGCCGAGGTGATGAAGAACATCGCGTCGGCTAGTTCCTTGGGGGCGCGCCCCGTTTCCCCGGACAGGCCCAGCACGGAACCCTTCAGGGTTTCGACTTCCTGAGCAGACCGCCCCACCAGAGTCTCGATCTGGGTCATCGAATACTCGAAGTCCGACGCCATCTTCGCGGCAGCGACCCCGATGCCGACCAGTGGCATCGTGACCTTCATGGTCATCGACTTGCCGACCTTGGTCATGTTCTTGCCCAACTGGTCCATCGACCGTTGGGCATCGGTCATGCCCTTCTTGAGTTGCGTCGTGTCAGCGGTGATGATCGCCTTTACGACGCCAACGGTTGCCATGACCTACCGCCTAATCCGCGACCGGGACGACGCGACCTTGGACTGGTGCGCTGCTTCCTCGTTCTCCAACTTGAACAGGGCAGCCCACTCCGTCATCTCGGCAGACGACATGCGATCTAGGAGTTCGCCGACCGTCATGCCGAGTTCACGGGCTAATCGGAAGTAGAAGCGTCGCTCGGGATTTCGCCGTCCTCGTCGATCAGCGAAACCAAGGAACCTTTTCCCGCGTCGCCCGCTGCTTCCTCGGTCAGCCCTGATGCCTCCATGCAGGCGTTCGCAAGGTCGTTGACGACACGGGCGTTCTTCTCGAATAGCCATACATCGTCGCCGTCGTCGAACGCGCGCTCCCCGGTGTCCGGGTCGAAGCAGGTCTGGGAGATGACATGCCACCACATCCCCACTATGCGATCAGGGTCGTTGACCCCGCCGACCGTGCCGTCCTCCGACGCCATCTCGGCGACGAAGTGGGCGCGGGACCGGGCGGTCATCGACCTGATCTCCACGACGACATCCCACTCGGGGACTTCGTATTCTTCGGCGCTGCCATCTTCGACAGCCTGTATTGCTTCTCTGATACTGGACACGATGGTCACTCCTTATGGTTGGGATCAGATCTAGTAGGTGGTCCTCGTCACGTTCCCTGTCACCTGAAGGTCAAGGCTGAACGTCACTACGTCGGCGACTGGGGCACTGACCGAGTAGTTGGTGAGGATCGCTTCGCCCGTGTATTTCACATAACCCCCGGTGCTGCCCGCCGGGCCGAAGATGAACGTCCGCGACGCCGGTTCGGTGCCGATGATGTAGCCATCGACCGTGGCATCCCACAGGCCGCTTACGGAAATCGTACTATCTCGCAGACCTACGAGGTAGGACTTTGAGGTCGATCCGAATGCTGTGCTCTCGGCCGTATCGATTGTCTCCGGGAAGTCGACAGAGGTCAGCACGTTCGACAGTGACCGGCTGGTTCCCCCGGTGTCGTCAAGTTCGAAATCTGTAGATTTTCCGTGGATGAAGGTTGGCATTTTCTGGTCCTCCTAGAACCTTGCGAATGTCACCATAAAGGTGATTGAACCGGATGATCCGGCTGTGCTGGCGGTTGCTCGGACGTACCGATTCACGGTCCCCGAACAGACCACCATCTCCGATGTCTTGGTCGCAGCCGAGACAGCGGTGAATGAGATGAGGTCGGCAGCAGACGAGAAGTCCGACGCCGAGTCATGTTGGATCTTGATCGTGGTTGCTCCCCCGCCGACGCTGTTCGTCGGAACGTGGAGCAGCCCGGCCCCACCCGCCGACGACGACGCCGCGAGCGGAGCATCCACCCCGGCCAGATTGCCGAGGGCGTTGTAGTCGATCGACGACCCGGTGGTCAACTGGACGCCTCCGGTTACCCCGTAGGTCATCGACCCGAGCGCGCCACTGTTGGCGGTGCCTTGGAAGTCAGCGGTGATGGTGGACACATCTGCAACCGGGTTGGATATGGAGTAGTTGACCTCGTCGCATCGGGCGATCGTCGCCCGGTTGCCGATCGTCCCGGCAGCCTCGGCAACCGTAATGTTCGCCGCCGAAGCCGAGCCGAGGATCGCCTGTAGTTCCTCATCGGAGCCGTCGGTGTCAGCCGACCACATGCCGCTCATGCTGAGCGTCCCATCGGCCAAGCCGAGGAGGTACACCTTTGAGGAGTCAGCAAAACTTGTCACCTCGGCCGTCTCGTTTGTGAGGGTCACATCGGCCGAGTTGAAGAAGGGCGTCAGGTCGAACTCATCTAGGTAGACCTTTGTTCCCTTGCCGTGTACGAAGGTGGGCATCAGGCCTTACCTCCTGCCTTGTGAACGGGCTTCGCGGGACTAGCGGGCTTGACCTTGGAGGCGAGTTTGAGATACCCGGCTTCGACACGCCAGTCTTTCTTCGGGTTGGCGATCTCCACCGTGTCGCCCGGCTCGTACCGCTTGCCGTCGACCTCTACGCCAGACTGTCCGTCTGTCCCTCCGGTGACTACATACTTCGGCATCGCTCATCCTCCTGTCGGGGCATCACGAAGCCGTGTCACCGGCCACGCGGGCACCCGGACACTGGGTCACTCTGGTGTCAGGAAGCGTAGCACCGATTCGTGATTCGGTGTTGAAATCGGCTGTTTCGGAGTGGGTGCCTCCAACTTTCTTTGAGATTTCTTGCAATATACCCTCTGACCTGCGGTTTCTTACCTCCCCTAATCCCCTCTAGACCTAGACAGGGCTAGGGGGATGTGTATAATAAAGGCATGGAAACAACGAAGACAGCAGCCAGCAAGATC